ATGCTTATCCAACAAGACTTTTTGTTCTTGAGTAGGCATTAATTCAAATTGATATGTCCGAAATATTGTTTTCATCTATTAGTAAATAGTCTGATTTTTTAAATCGTGTTTGCTATTTTTATACATATCTCCTTTAATTCTTCTTGTGTACAAGTACGCTTAAATGAGTTTGCTTTTTTTGTTGTCCATTGGACATTTTTTAATTCATTTACCCCACCCCTAAATGTTGGTATAATATGGTCAAGCTCTATATTTAACTTAAATGAAATGTCATCACCAGTTAAAGCACATTTGAATTTTTGTTGCTCTAATAAAACCTTTAAGTCTTTCCAATATTTAGATGTGCCTAATCGAGAATGAGATATTTTCATTAAATAATGTTTTTCACAGTAGTTTTTGTTCTCCAAAACATCTTTTCCACATTGGCAACATTTATTTTCATCCTTCCATTTATTGTAATTATCTTTTCTAAGTGTCGCTCTACGTCTATTACAATCCTCACACCTTAACCCACTTGCTATATTAGAACATTCAATACACAACCCTTTAGATTTCTGTGCTTCTTGCCATTTACGAACTCTTTGTATGTTTTTTTCATTTTTCATACTACAAATATACAATAAAATAATTAAACTACAAAATATACTTTTAAGGATGTAATATAAGCAAAAGCGATGAGTGAGTTTTACGCTCCGTTTAATAAATACGATACGATGTCTATGCACGGATTTGAGGGGTGCTGTTTTCGAAACAACGATTCAGATGGGTATTCTCGGTATATAATGGCGTTTCTAAATGATACCACGCCGAAAATCATAGCGCATGAATGTTTACATTTTGTCGGGTACTTGTTTGAAGACAGAGGTATCAATTTTAGCACAACAAACGACGAACCGCAATGCTACCTCCTCGACTGGGCTGTAGGTGAATGTCACAAGTTTTTGGAAGTCGGGTAATGTGTTGTATAGCATGTTTTTTCACTAATTGTTTTGTTTCGTAGTGTGGATTGGATGTGTTATCTTTGAAATCCGAAACGATGGCGGAATGATAACGCAATTTAGCGTGGAGTGGTTATACGGCTCAGTCACTTTGAAACGTTAAATGTACGGAGCAGTAATGGGCGGTTCTAATCGGTTGCAGGTACTACAATCCTGTTCGTTTCACTAATACCCTGTTCTTAATCGAGCAGGGTATTTTGTTTTTTTGTATATTTGGAAAAAAAAATATTTATGAATATAGAGCAAATATTAAGTTTATCGGAAGACAAATGGCTGGCTGAATTACAGGTGGATACAGTCGAGAGGAACGTTCAAGACAACCTCAGCTATTATAATGGCCAGCATCCGATATTGACCGACCCTTCGCGCGCTGATTATTCGATTGAAAAATGGGCAATTGACGAGCAGACAGGACAACCAAAAATCAATCCACAGACCGGGGCAAAAGTTCGCGGCGAATCAGAACAAATCAAACGTACACGGTTAATTCTGCACTATCAAAAGCAAATTGTTGATACCGCAGTCGGGATGTGTGTTGGTTCGCCGGTTACTTTAATTCTTAATTCATCTAATGAACCCGGGCACGAAGAAGCATTTGCGGTTTTAGTCGATCAGTGGAGGAATAAAACAAGGTTGGATTCATTTAATAAGACAATGAGCCGGGCATTATTTGTCGAATCAAAATGCGCTGAGGTACTTTTCATTGACCCGAACGATTTGGAAAAAGATATTAAAGTCAAATTATTCAGCAAAAAAAATGGCGATGATATTTGGGCGCACTTTGACGATGATGGGAGAATGGATGCTTTGACCCGCGTATTCACAAGGAGGGATTTAATTGAAGGTGAGCCGGAAGATGTCCAGGTAACTCAAATATGGACATCAAAAGCAATCTATGAAGCCATTGGAGAAGGTTTCTTTGAAGAGAAGAAAAACCCATACGATAAAAATCCGATCGTTTATTACGATCAGGAAACGCCGGAATGGGATATTGTCACCGATTTAATTTCAAAACAAGAAACTGTAAGGTCAAGGAATTCTGATGTCAATAAAAGAGTAGGTAACCCCAATGTCGTGGTTCAGGGCGAACTGGTTGACATGCCGGATGTGGAGCAGGATGTCAAGGTATTCACGGCAAAACCAACTACTGACGCCGAAGGCAAGTCAATTCAATCAGATGTTAAATACCTGCAATTAGAGGGAGCGCATGAAGCTATAGATAAGGAAATTGAACAGGACAAACAGGATATGTACAAGCTGACATGGCCTGACCTTTCATTTCTGCGTGATTCAATTAAAACCGGAGCGCTTTCAGGTACTGCAATAAAGCTAATGTTTACGGATTCTTTCGTGAAGATTGGCAATAAAAAAGAAGTATTCGAGGATTTTTCTAGGCGCGTTTCTGTTATGAAGAGAATGCTGGCGGTTAGTAGAGGTTCAGACGTCTTTAATCAGCTTAATGTCTCGGTTGAGTTCAATTCAATACTGCCTGAAAACGTAGCAGAGATGACCGATACGCTTGCAACCGCTGTTCAAAGCGGCATCACATCACAAGAAAATGCAGTTGCTCACAGTTCGATTAATTTTGGCAATCCGAATGTATTAGCGCAAATCAATATGGAGCGTGGGTTGGATGCCGGGACGGCTTAACATTGTAAAGAAGGATGTATCATGTCACTTGAAAGAGATTACGAGGCTAAACATTTAAAAAATATGCAGTCCGGGATGAACAGCTTATCTCGGATGCTTAAAGTTAATGCTGAGCAAATAGCGGAAAAAATCAGCGTATTGCAATCGAAGCAATTACAAGATCCTTCAAAATACGGGGCGCAATTAAAACGAAATAAGCGATTACAAAGTCAAATTCAAGCCAATTTTGATAAATTAGAAAAAGACCTATTGACCGGAATCAATAAGCAGACCGCTGATCAGTGGGCTTTGGCGAATAAAAAAAATAACATCCTTGTAAATTCGTATATAACCGGGAAGGTTGATCAGCGTTACACAAATTTAAATCTCGATGCTTTAAAAGAATTTCAGAAACGGTTCCAGGGGGGCAAGCAATTATCTGACCGCGTTCACAATCTGACAAATGTCAATAAGCAACTTTACAATGATTATATCGGAACCGGGATTACGCAGGGGCGCTCGTCTGCTTCAATTGCGCGTGACTTGGATATGATTAATACTGATCCCTACAATGTTAAGGTATTTGACAAGGAAGGGAATCCTATTAAGTTGAAAAAGATTAGTCCGTTACTTCAACCTGACGCAGCCGGGAGGGGCATTTATAAAAGTTCGCGTAAAAACTTAATGAGACTGGTTAGAACGGAGACCAATGCCGCTTATCGGCTAAGTGATCAAAAAAGATACAGGCAACTTGATTTCATTGTAGGTTATGAAGTCCATTTGTCTGCGAGTCATGATTTTACGGATGTTTGCGACTTCAATAAGGGAAAATATCCAAAGGATTTTCAGTTTAGTGGCTGGCATCCCCACTGTTATTGTTACGTAACTTCAATCAAAAAGACAAAGAAAGAATTCAATAAAGGTGTTGTAAATTCTAAAAATGCAGTAACAAAAATACCAGATAGCGCTCAGAGGTATCAAAAAACCGTAAAGAATAAAAACTATTTCGATTGGCAGACAGATAATTTTACAGAAAAAGGTATCCCCCTAAAAAAGGTGGGTGGCCCATCTAAAAATATCGAGCCTTATAAAATTTCAATAGACCCAAGGGACTACAAGCCGAAAAATAATATATTAAAATCGGCTGCTAAGTCAGTTTTGTAATTTGTGATAAATAGTGTAATTTTGGTAAAAGTGAAAAAGTTATGGCGAAAAAAGTTTTTTACGATATGCCCGTCGGAGAATATTTAGGAGTCTTAGGCGGTTGGAAATTTTGGATTGAAGCTACGATGACGGATAACCGAATACTTCCTGGCGAAGTTCATGAGGAAATTATTCACGCAGAGGGCGGCTAAAATCAATCAATTCACTTGCGTATTGCAAAAAATGGAAAAAATAATTACCTTTGTATATAAATTTAAATTATTTTTACTATGGCATTAGAACAGATAGCTATTACGGATAAACTCAAAGCAGAGGGTATCACTGAAAGTTTAAGTAACGGTTTAACATTTGAAACAGATGAGGATTTAGCCTCCTGGGTCGATAATTACAAATCGGGACTACCAGAACCTGTTAAAAAATTGGAGGATTACACGAAGGAAGAACTGGAGGAAATGGCGAAAGACCCGCAATTTAAGGGCGCAAAAGGACTTCAGGGCTACATTGATTCGGTTAGGGCAAAAGCACCTGCAAAAGCGCCTGTCCCAATACCTCCAAAACCCGATAACGAAGAACCGGAGTGGGCAAAAACAATTCGAGAGCAGAACGAGAAGCTTCTTGCAAAGAATGAAACTGAATCCTTCACAAAAAAAGTGACTGAATTAGGAAAAGCCGACGGTTTAAACGAGAAGCACATTTCACGTGTGTTTAAGGGGTTGAAAGATAATGCCACTGAAGCCGAAATTAAAGCCGAATTTAAAGCTTATAAAGAAGAGCTTTCTGATTTGGGGATTAAAGAGTTTGGCACACCGGGCGGCGGCAACAGGGGGAATAATTCAAATGTGAAGAAACTCGCTGAAGAGTGGCGAGACAAGCAAAAGAAAATTAAAAAATAATTAAAAATGGATTTAAATATTGGAGTGAAAGATCCTGTAAATAAAATTTTATGGGATGAAATTGATGCGAAGCGCGCTCAGGGCGGTTTTACGCTGGCACCTAATACGCCCGCATCGGGGGTAACTGGGTGGATCTTTAAAGGTCTCCCGCTAAATGTGAACTACACTACAAGAGTCGCTGAAGTAGCGAAAACCGCTGCTGTCGTGGCTGGTTCGACAACAACTGCAACCAGAGTTAAAAAAGGTGGGCTCTTTATCGTTGGTGATGTTAT